CTGTCCGGTGCCACCACCGTCAGCACGGTGCCTGCCACCCACGATGACGGTACGGTAACATCCTCATCGCTGTTGCCTGAGCTTACGCCGATCAACGTGATGGTGTTGCCGTCAAACAGAACGGCATCAGAGTTAACGTATACGCTGCCCGGCGCGGTGGACTGCATATCCAGACCCGATCCGCTGTTTGTGCCGCCCACCTCTGTCGACGACCACCAGTTCTCAGAGCGTGAATCAGCCAGCACGCTTGCGCCCGGCTGATAAATGGTATATTCAGCATCGCCCCCGAATGCTGAAATAGGAGTTGAGCCGATGCGGATACCTGATTTCGGAATACTGAAACTACCTGCGCCGACGCACAGCATCATGCTGGTTCTGATGATTTCCGGGCTGTCAGGGTCAAACCGCGACACCGGCTGCAGGATATAATCGGGGAACACGCGGCGCTTTCCAAAAACCTCGCGTATCGGATCGCCCAGGCTGACGCTGTTGGCTTTCGCCCCTGACAGCTCCAGAGCATCACCGGAGGCAGGTGTGCTGGATGAAGCATCCAGCGTGCTCATGATATAGAGCGAGTATGCGGCTGACGCCACAGCAATAACCAGAGAGGCCACCACTGCAATGGTCGTAAGCTCACCCGGCACCGGATAGACTGCCACCTCATCATCGCGGGCTATCAGGGTGTCAAGCCACAGGTCAGGACCCACAGAGCAGCCGTTAACCTCAAAGGCCACGCGCTGTGGCATGTTAGCGCGATAACCTGTCACGTTGCGCTGCATCCACTGATGGATGGTCACCGCATTATGCTGGTGAACCTCCAGCGGCTCGCCATCAAGCCGCGAGGGGTAAATTCGGATCGTCACAGGTAATACTCCACTTTCTGATGCCTGCGCTCAAAGCGCCTGACCGGTACGACAGACACGCCACGGGATGAGCTGATATCCATAACCTGAAGCACACCGTCACGCTCAATCACGATACCAACGTGCGCTACCATGCCGCCCGAGTAACACGCCGCCACCGCGCCGGGTGAAGGACTGCATCTGACAGTCCTGCCGAGCATACTGCGGAACGCGCCGTGCATCCGGCCGCCTTCCTTAATCACGCCCTCAAACAGAGGCCATTCCGGTAAACCAAGGTCACTCCTGACCTCGTGCACCAGCCCATAACAGTCAAGTACCGGGTACACCCTGCCGCCCATCTGCCAGCGGACAGAAAGGTATTTGTCAAAGTTATGCATAGGCTTGTCTCAGGCTATGTGGCGCAGGCTGGGGAAGTTATTCAGCGTGTAGCGGTAGCGGGGCCAGGCGGTATCCAGCACGTTCATGTAACCTGCGGTGACCTGCACCTCCGTTGCCGTCCAGTAACCTGATTTAATCGCCATGGTGTACGGCTGCGATGCGGGTGCGCTGAGGTCTGTTGATATGTAATGCCGGTAGGTCAGCGATGCGCTGCTCAGGCTCTGCAGTGCTTTTCTGATGGCTCCTGACACGATGCCCTCAATGTTGCTGATGGCAAATTTCAGATCCTGTGTGCCGTCAGCATTTCTGGCCGGCAGAGCAATATCCATCCCGCAGGCGGTGAAAGTCTGCGTGGTGCCATCCTCAAGCGTGGCGGTGATGTCCTCAAATCCCTTTGCCAGCCGGTAGGTTTCTGAGCCCACCGCTATCTGCAGGGTTTCAATAATGACCTCATCGCCTCCGGAGGCATAAAGCCGGTTGAGTATTGTCATGCTTCAGGCCACTCCTGGTTCATCGCTAAATCAATGATGTTCTGGTTAACAATAAAGTCAGGGAACTCACCCCAGCCAGGAGGCAGTATCGGTCGCTCCCAGAGCTCCAGCGTGGCTGAGAACTGCCAGCGCTGAAAGCCTATCAATGTCGGACCCTGATAAATATCAGTGAACCGACAGGCATAGTCATCAACGCCACCTGGCGCCCGAATGCGCATGTTGAACCACGCAGCGCCATCTGATATCACATCGCGAAACCATGACTCAAAGAGCTGGGATTGCTGGTCGTTGAAAATCCAGGTTACCCCCACCTCAGTTGGTGTTGATGTATAAAGCCGTCGCTGGCGGGCGCGCCCGGATGTCAGCTGTGTCCTGCGTAACGGACTGACAGGCTTATACCCTATTCCCGGTCGCTGTGGCATCGGGAGATATTCATGCGGAAAGCTTAGATTTGTGCTGATAGCCATTACCCGGCTCTCCTTTTAGTGTTCCAGCCACTACCAAGAGCCTTTGAAACCTGCCCCTGACCGCTCGCCAGGTGACTTGTAACCATCTGGTAGCCCTGTTTAGCGCCCTGAGCAGCAGCCTGCTGGATCAGGAGTAGCGTTTTGTCGTCAGGGTTTCCGTTTACCTGAATAGTCTGGTGAACAACCTGCCCGCCATTACCTGAGCCACCCAAATCGCTATTGCTGATCACCTTGCCGTTATCGCCCGGTATCATGTACTGCCGGCCATTGCTGGCTTTGAATATTTCAGGCTTACCGCCCTCACCTACACGATACATGCTGCTGGCATTGACTGGTCCACCGTGCTCGCGCCCGCCGCCGTATGAGATGCTGCCAATGCTGGAAAGAAGACCGGCGCCCGCGCTGGCTACTGCAGCATAACTTGCAAATTTTTGAGCAGGCGTAAGATCTGTGGGGTTGGCTAGAACCTGAGATAATGCTAACTGCAGGTTTAAGGCGGCCTGTGCTACTGCAAACCCCTTACTTAGAGCAAACATAGCCTGATATGCGCCGCTACTTTTACCTGCTGCACCAGCGGCTAAGTTAGCCAGTCCGTCGAAGCCCTGCGACACAGATCCAATGATTGAAGAGATCGCCTGCGATTGCATGTTCGCTTCGTTTTCTGCTATCTGCTGACGTGCATTCGCTGCCTGGCGCTGAATGGCAGTTTTGGCATCCTCATAGAGCTGTGCGTTCTGAAGATCGAGCGCCTGATATTTTGCCAGTGCGTCTAACTTTTGCTGCTCACGCAAATCAATTTCAGCAGTTGGGTTTTGCACAGCACCCGTTTGGGCATCCGGCATAACTGCTGCTGCGGCAATCTCCTGTGTTGCAAACTTCCTACCTTGCTCTGCCTGAGCCAAATCACGCACGGCCTTGGCGCTGTCAAAGGTTTTAGCGGCATACTCACCCGCCTGGCGAATTTGGTCATCGGTAGCACCTTTGCCAAGTGATTGCTGCGCACGAAGGATGGCCTGCTCTCTACTCATCTCAACCGTGGAGCTAGCAGCAAGCTCTGACTGCTCTTTGAGCTTCGCAAGTTTTTGAGCCACTGACTCTGATGTCGTTGCCGAGCGCTTAGATTGTGACTCGGCATCAGACGCTGCTTTTTTCCTGGCATCCTCAGACTTCTGGAGATCGTAGTTCTCACCAGCTAAACGCTTAGCTGCTTCAATCTGATTGGGATTGTTCGTTACTTTAGCTTGCTCCATTCCAGCTTTCGTAACGGCGCGGAGACGCTCATCCTGAATTTTAAGCAACTCATTGCGTTGCTCGAGGTCGAGGATTGCATCATCGCCTTTCGCTGTAGCAGGTGAAACCTGCATTGATTTGGGGTTATAGCCCTGCCCGGCCTGATTGGCTCGGTTAATCTCATCAGCAGTCGTTCCAAATGCCTTGGCTACTGCGCCCTGTACGCGCTCTAGCGTCGTTCCGCGCTCTATTAATTTGTCATGAATGCCCATAGCTGCAAGCATGTTGTTGCTTAATGTCACCTGAGCGTCATCACGCAATTTCATAGTGCTGGCGAGTTTGTTCTCTGTCGCTTCAAGATCGCGCTGCTTTTGGTTTATCTGGTCAGTTAGCTGCGCGGCACGCTGTAGTAGTCCATTTCCCTGTTCAATTGTTGTGCCGTACTTTCTGCCGCTAGCCTCGGCCTCATCGCGCTCTTTGGTCAGCGCAGCTATTTCACTTTGGAGGTCTGAAACAACATCCTGCTGCCCTCGAAGCGCGGTATTGGCATCTGCGATAGTGCCTCGCAATGAGGTGTTACTCATAGCCTTAAGCGAGTCAGTCAAGCGATCTACGCCATCAGCAAATGAAACCGCCTCTTGCTTATCTTGCTGCGCTTGTTGCCAGAAATAGAAGATTGCTGCGCCGGCGATCATCGCTACGCCAGCAGGGCCACCCACAAGGCCCATTGCGCTACGTAGCAATCCAAGTGACGTAGATGCTGCGCGGGTTGCGATGACCGTTGCCTCTTGAGAGGCTTTATATGCACCGTTAGCAGCAGTTGCTAAGCCTGTGGCATCGGCTGTTGCTAGCCTTGCCGAGCTGACCTGTGCTTCGGCTGTAGTTATAGCAGTCGCGCGAGCCTGAGCGGTCGCAACTTCTGCCGATGCTAGACGCTGATTCAACACGACTGATGCTTGTTGCAGCTGCGCCATTCGGGTTGCAGTTGCGATGCGACCTTGTTCTGTTATTTGGGATTTCATTCTTTGCACTTCCAGAGCCTTTTCTGACTCTATCTGCGCGATGGTTGTTCTAATTGAAGATGCTTCTGCTTCGGCTAATCGCACTTCAGAAACGACAGAAGCATTAGTAGCCTTAAGTGTTGCCAGTCTTCCTTGTGCAAGCTGTAAGGCTTGGACTGCTGCTGCCTTTTCCACCTCAGCCAAACGAAGTTTTGAACCTGCCTCTAATTCTGCATCTTTCGCTGCTACTGCTGATGCCTTTGCTGAGGCAATTGTGGCTGCCGTGTCTTTAATCTTTGCCGCGGTAGACATCGCCAGGGCGCCAGCGAAGCGGCTACCCATTACAGCTGTTAGAGCGACCAAAACTGTGCTGATGGTATCCAGATTTTGCGATAGAGAGATGATCCCGGTATTGAAGGCCTTAATGCCGGTCGAAACAGTTGAGCTTTCTCCGACAAACTTGACGATATTGTTTGTCGCAATGGTCATCGCCTGACCCATGGTCATGGCGGTATTGGAGAATTCCTTCGCGATCTTATCGCTCTGCTGCAGCAACCCATTCACAACCACTTCAGTTGTCAGCTTTCCTTGCGCCGCCATTGCTCGGAGCTGTCCAATGGTTACTCCCAGCGAATCCGCAAGCGCTACAGCTAAGCGGCTTCCGTTTTCAGAGATAGAGTTGAATTCTTCGCCACGCAGAACGCCCGATGCAAGCGCCTGAGAAAGCTGCGTCATGGTTGAGCTAGCTTCTTCGGTGGTGGCACCTGATACCGCTAGCCCCTTGTTAATTGTTTCAGTCAGGGTGATGAGATCTTGCGTGCTAGTGCCGGCGCTTCTGGTTGCACGCTCAAGGCGTCCATAGAGCGTTGCGGTCGCCGTAAGGCTGCTCATGGTGCCCTGAGAAATATCAAATGCACGCTGAGTAACATCGGCAAGCTGTTCAGTTGAGCGCACGGAATTGGCTAATTTGTTATTGACCGTTACCCACTCATTGCCCCATTCCGCTACCTGATTGACCGACAGCGCTGCTAGCAGGCCTTTTGCTACACCAGTAAGACTCGATACAGCACCTTCCATTGAAGAAATAGAGCGCTCGGTACGCGTGACGCTGGCTTCAAGACGGTTCATATTTCCGCTTAAGCCATTAAGCGCAGCATCAATCTCACGACGGGCGGCGATCAGCTTTGCCGTATCCATATTTACTTCATAAACAATGCTGCCAGCGTTTACCGATCCAGCCATTTACTATTCTCCAGACAATAAAAAACCCGCCGAAGCGGGTTAGTTGCTTAGATGACAGATGGATCAGCCATCATTACCAATGCGAACTGCGCTGCATGGCGTAACACTATTTGCCTCAGAAATATAACCAGCAACCTTTTGAGGGTTGTACATCACGAACATTGATCCGCTATTAAACGCCAACTTGTACTGACCATCTTTGAATGATGAATTATCGCCAGGATAATAAGTCCCACCTAGCAATACGGTAGGTGATTTACCAGTTGCAAAACCTACGTTTCCAGCCCATCCACAATCAAGCATCATGATGTGATGAGTCTCTTGTAAAAAGAATTTATTTGCTTGTTTGCCATCCCATGGGATGTTTGCGAGTCGCTGAGTGCTTTCCTGAACATCTGCCTTTCTGAGCTCTTCTTTGGCCTCAGCGCTGCCTCGCTCTAGGGCAGCTTTTTGCGTGCAGGCAAAAGGTATTCTCATGCTACCCGGCTTCCCACTGTAGCCATTTGTGACCACGCCTATTTGGTAAGCCTTGTTACCGCAGATTAATTCAGCTTGTTTTTTTGCTAAGTTCGAATCAGGTTCGTTATAGATAAATGCCAAGTCTCCAACGCGTTCATTCTGAACTCTTTCATGGGTAACACAACCAGACACGAGGACAACAATCAAACCACAAAACATCCAATTTTTCATTTTGAATTCCATCATTCCGCCCAACCTTCGGAAAGTTTTTTCTTTTCGATTTTATCCAACTCATCAAAAGCTTTCTGGCGCTTAAGGATGATGGCGTATTGGCGATAACCGTGATGGGAAGGTAATTCAAAAGGCCATGTATGTTCTGCCATGCCATTTTTGCGCTTGATAGCGTTGCGCTCTTCCCATCGCTCATCGTGCTGCTTTCGCATGGCGTCGGCGGTGAGTGGGGCCAATGCTATCTGCTGAATGCAAAGTTGAATGGCTTTATCGAGATTGTTTCCCGTTGCGCGCAACTTATAGTGCTTTTTTATTTTTTCTTGAAGCGTGAAGTGGGTTTTCAAAACCATCTCTGGACTTAAGTGCCTGAGCCCGTCTAACCATTCTTCCTCAGTCATATCCCTATCCCCCCAAGTAAGTATGCCGATAATCCTAAAGCGGATCTGATGCAATGGGAAGCAAGAAACCCGCAGTTAAGCGGATTAAGAGCGTTTACGCGATTCAGTGATAAACGTGACGACCTGTGAGGATAAATTCTCGCGAACCTTTGATGTTGTCTGATCCCTGATTTTTGTAATAGCCTCTTTTTGTTGAGCATTTAAACCAGACCATTGCGCTTTATCTGGGCCTATTGAATCATGATACTCAGAGAGCTCAGCGCTACATTTATCAAAAGCTTCATCAGTAATGCTGCCAGCTGATTTGGTGGTTTCGACTTGGCTGTCTGCATATTGGGTTACGCAGTCGCTCAGGTTTTTTGCAGCACTTTCCATATCAGCATGCGCCACGGAGCACACCAGCAATCCCATCACAGCTAAAGCTAATTTCATATCCCTATCCCCAAAGGTTAACGTTCGGACAAATCCTAACATCAAACAAGCGCAATCACATGCAACGCATTTAGGTTGGCTGGGGCAGATTAGATATAACGCACACCATCACCGCGCTTTTCTTGGCGATGAATCTCTTCAGCTAAATCAAGTGTGTTGCCTGTGGTGTATGGCAATCCCAGCGCACGTAGTGCCTGAGTCAACTCGCGCACTTTAGCTAACGCCTCGTCCACAGAAGTGGTATCGACTTCGATTTTGATTGTCTGCTTCTGCATATCAAATTCTCCCGGATATCGTTAAGGCAGCCGACAGAGTTTCACTGGAAAAAACATACTCTTTTCCTGTTTCTGTGACGTTGTCAGTGATGAAATTGGCGATTTTTAGAATGTCGCCAAAATTATCGGCAACCATTTTTGCGGCCGATTGATCAAGTTCTCTATGTAGACCTTCCAATGTGATGCCATTGATGCAATTTTTAAGGAAAAGCAGGTATTCATGAGCTTTCACGTAATCCGAACGGCCGCCGCCCTTGAAGAAATGATATCGAATCGCTTGGTGATCATAATCAACACCGTTAAATGACTGCGCATATACGCCTGCCCAAAGGGTGATGATTCTGGCTTTGGTGAAAGCTATCACACCATCTAAATCGGTGATGGTTCGATCAAGAATCAATACGGCGGCACCTCTTGGATCAGCAAAATGCGGCTGACAAATTTCAATGCCTTCCACTACTCCGCCTTGCGCCCGCCAGGTAAGCCAATGGCCGGCCTCATGTCTCGCCACGCTGTTGATAGTCAAATCTGTATCAATCACTACAAACCTCCTGTTTTTGAACAGGATAAATCATGGTGGCTGTATAACGTTACTTTTTCGCAGCTCGAGCCTCTCGGCGCTTTTTCTTCGCCAGGAAGTCATCAGCCACGCTTTCGTACTCTTCTTTCGTGAAGCCTTTCTGCTCAGGAAACTTCGCAGCCAGCAGCATCTGGAACTCTGTCATAGTGAGGTTTTCTGCTTCATTGCGGGATAACTCAAGACCAGTTCGGGCAGCGCTGATATACTCGAAAGCGTTAAATGCTGTTGTGGCGTCGCCACCTTCGTGGCGCTGAAGCCGGCGGACTTTGGCTTTGCCTATGATGCCGTGCTGAATAAGCGACTGAGCGATCAGAACCATATCTGCCACCGGCATGGCACCCTTTCGGTAAACAAATGACCACTTTCCAGTGCGTCCGGGGCGGAGCTCTCCAGTCAGGCTACTGATATCCTCATCGCAGCACGCCGACATCACGTTCATAGCCGCGTATGCCGCCTGTTTACCAGACTGCGGGCGGCTCAGATAACCGGACAGCCACTGAGGAATCCCGCCAAAAGCAGCGACAGAGCGTCTTACCAGTGAAGACTGTTCATCATTATGCAGGTCGTAGAAAGCCTGTACGATTTCCTCTGGCTCGCCGATACGCATCATGTTTGCAAAGGATGGGCGAAAAAAGTAATCACGATCGCCAAGCGATATCAGGCATTCACCAATCTCTTTATGTGGTGTCATATGGTCTCCATAAGCATTATCGGGGGCAGCACGCCGCCCCCTGTAATGGTTACGAAGCGGTAACCGTTACAGCAGTGGTGCCGGTAAAGTTACCGTCATTAGATTTAAAGGTGATGGTTGCTGAACCTGCCGCCACGCCTGTTACCAGACCGGTGCTGCTTACTGTGGCTTTGGTTGCATCAGATGTCGTCCAGGTGCCAGTGCGGTCAGTAGCATCGGTCGGCTGCACTGTGCCTGTCAGCTGGCGGGTAGCGCCCACGGCTAATGACGCGGTCGCCGGGGTAACAGTAACGCCAGTAGCCGGCACAGTTTCGTCAGTGTCGATAACCTGAATCGTCGATGCATCGCCAACTTTGAACTCAGTGGTAACAGTGACGATATCGTTAGTTCCACCATCAGAACTCAGCGCCGTGACAACCATGTAACCGATGAAGGTGATTTCGCCATACTCCATGCGCACCCAGATACCCGGCTGACGGCGTGCTTTCAGTTCGCCAGCAAAGTATTTGATGAAGCGACCGATGCCATACTGATCGAGCTTGCCCCGCTTGCGCACTTCACCCTCAAAACTGATTGTGAAATCAGAGTTAGTGATGATGCTTTCAACAAAGCCACCACCATCATCTGCATCTGATGTAACTGTATTAGGAGAGAAGTCCCACCCTTTGCTTGTTCCTGCAGCCAGTGCTTTCCACTCTGACTCCTGAGGCAGCGTATCGCTGCAACCATCGGCGACTTCAAGCACAACGGCGCCACCGAACAAACGTTCGTTGCTGTTCTGGCAATCTGCCATGTTTAATTCCTCTTTAACGTTTATTTAGCTGCCGAAAGTGGCAACAAACTGAAGCCGATAGACAAGTCTGCCTTCGGTAGTAAGAACCGGAGCCGGGACGCCTCCGAGGTTTTGCAGATAGCCAATGCAGTCATTCGGCATAGGTGTTTGCTGAACGTATTCGATAATGGCCTGTACTGCTGCATCAGCGGCCTGTTCGCCCAGCTTAGCCCCAATCACATCGACCATCACGTAATACTCAGAGCCAAGCTCATTGCGTATCGCAGAGCCGCCGTTAGGCCTGAACACCATGAATTTATCTGTCAGCTTCCCGGTGTCATTCCACATCAGCAACTGCGTGATAAATCCGGCTGTCAGCCCGGCATCAACGAAGTAATTACGCACGCGGGTGTGCATCGGAGGATTCACAGTGCCATCTCCTTGCGGATTACTGCGGCTATCGCATCACGGGTATCTTCAAACCCCTTTGTGAGAAACTCCTTTTGAGCAGTCGCACGCCGGAAGTTCTGCGGGATGTTGGGGTCGTGTACGTAAACAGCATAATTAGCTGAATATCCAACCCGTCCGGTTAGTCTGCTGCCGTTAACGTTTAACTCCCGGTACTGGCTGTTAATCAGGGTAGATGTGTCGATTGGTGTGTAGAGCGCCGCCTGCGATGAGCCGATAATCAGTGCGCTCTGTAACGCCCGCACCGCCTTTCGCCCCTGAATATCCCCGACAAGTGCATCAAGGTTGCGTCTGGCCTGCTGTATGCCTTTGACTTTTACGCCCATAGTTACGCTCCGGTGATTATTGCCCAGTCATCGACAAGGCGGTCGAACGTGTCCTCGTAGCGAACCGACTGCATCACTTCATCAGCGCCGGCAGCGAGCGGGTCTGGTTCAGTAAAAATGCCAATAGCGATGTAGTCGCCTGCACCAGCGTCAGCAAACTCAGTCCAGAACGTGTTTTTTACTACCCGCTCAGAGCCAATACTGCCAATACGCTTGCTCAGGCCACCTTCATAGCCGCAATCGATGACGACAGGAGCAGCAAAGCCTGACGGGTCGCCATACTCATTCTGACCATCCAGACGCTTCCAGAACGTTGCTTTGCCGGTATATGACCAATTAGCTGTTGCCGACATAGTTATGCCCTCCAGCCGATTACAGCGGGATTCTCAGCCGCAATGCGCGGGCAGTTAAATACCCACTCACCGCTGCTGTTTACGTAGCCGGTTGTCTGCCTGCCATCAGCAGTTTTAAGCCAGACGCGCTCGAATGACTTCGGCTTGGCATCAGGAGATTGCCAAATCATCTCCGGCCTCCATTACACATGCACCCACCTTTAGCAACCCACAGGCCAGCAAAGGCCTGCTGCGTCGGGTCAGGGGGTATCAGGCCTGTTGCGCATCCTTTTTTATCCAGACCCCGCAGAAGACCAAGCGATCCCTTCCACCGGTCAGCAAAAGACTGATAGCGGAAAGAACGCGACGCGCCAGATGGGGCTGACTGAGAGCTGATATACCTATCGCCCTGCCCCAGTGCCATCAGTCCTAACAGGTACATCTGAATGAGTAGCGCCGTAGCCGGTGTGTAGTTGGCAGACAGGCATTCTTCTATGCTGTTAGCCTGCTCAACCAGCGCGCCAAGAATGAATTCAGGGAGGGATATGCCAACTGACTCCAGATACTCTTTGGCCTGAGCCGTGGTGATCATGCGCACCTCAACAATCAGCCCTCCGTAGAGGGCATAAAAAAGCCGCCATCGCGGCGGCTGTTATTCAGCAGGGAAAAGCTTCTCTAACTCGCCATCTGGCAAAAGTTCTGCCAGCTTGTCAGCGCCGATATTGCCTTTGTACTCGATGCCGAGTTCGTCGAGGCGTTTGGTGATCGCTGCTTTGCGCGCCTGTTTATCGGTGCTGGCATCAGGTGTCGCTGGAACCAGTTCAGCAGCAGCTTTATCCGAAAGCTTACGAACATGGGATTTCAGCGCCGGGTGAACCTTATCCAGTTGCACAACATCGCCCACTGCCACGCCGTGCCACGGCTTAATTACTTCGTATTTCTCAGCCATGATTGCTCCTTAAGCAAGGTTAGCGCCGTAGACCACACCGGACAGGCCTTCGCCGTCCTTCTTAATCTGCAGACCTTCAGCAGACATGATCTGGAAGTTGTAATTGCTCTGCGGCATCGGGCGCGGCAGTGGGACAACACCGACAGCCATACCAACCAGCGGAGAGATGACGTCCTGACGGCGCTCATAGGCAAGGAATTCATTGCCGGAAAGCGCATAGGTCATCTGAATAGACTTCGCTGGGATGAACTTGCTGATCGCATCCAGCACGGTGCCGCTCAGAATCGCATTGGTACCTGTGTTGATATCGACAAGATACGGTTTCGCCATATTTGCCCATACTTCAGGGCTCACCCACAGCTTGTCGTAAGCAGTCACCTTATTTTTACGGGCAGTCAGGCCAAACGGACCAGTTGGACCGAAGAATGCC